GGATTTCTTTGCCGACATACTGCGCAAACCAGATAGCCGTGCTGTCGCCAATACCCAAGTCCCATGCAGTAACAACACCCACGCCGGGATCGTATGGCACGTTTGAAATGCGCTTTTCTTCTTTGGCCTTTTTCATTTCTGTGGCATAATATGCGCCTTGGATCGCAGCCTCAAAAGAGCAAAGAAACTCTTGAGCATAACGATCCTCGCCCATTGTGCGCTCTGCTTCCGCTAATTCTTCATCGTCCAGGACGCCTGTTTCATCAGCTTTATACATCGCACAGAACCAATCTGGATCGCTTTGCGCGTGGTGGTAAATGTCCCAGAAGTCGTTTTTGCCCTTGGGCGTTCCAATAAACGTGGCGCGGCCCTTACGGTCGGCAAGGCTAGGGCGTATAACAACAGGCCAAGCGTTAGCCGGGAAGTCAGCGGGTTCATCAAGCACAACGCTGTCAAAATACAAACCACGCATAGCATCGTAGTTATCAGCGCCGAATAAACGGATGCGGGAGCCATTCGGGAAATCCACACGCAATTCGCTTGCATTAGCAACAGCGCCCTCAATGTCTCTGGTATATTCCAGCAAGTAATCCCAAGCGATAGCCTTGGCCTGTCGGTAATACGGCGCAATGTATGCAACCCGCACCTTTTTGCGCGGTATCGTTAGGGCATCTCGTATTAGGTCATTGATAGCCGCAACCGTCTTACCAAAGCGCCTATGGGCTACGATAACCGCCCAGCGTTGCTTTCGCGCATGATACGGCCTTAAATGCGTTCTGGGGCGATAGTTAATCGTCTTGGTCTTCATCGCTTAACCATTTGTACGCATGAACGTGCTCGCCATCATTACCAGCGCCTTCTAGCCTTTGGGTTTCTTTCCAACCAGCTTGGGTTTTCAAATAAAATATCTGCGCACCTAAATCACCAGACCGGGCTTTTTGAATTAGATTTTGCGCAACAAAACCAACGGCTTTTGCCTTACCCTTTTTATACTGTGCAGAAACTTCCTCATCCCGCTCCATAATATCATAGAAAACGCGGCGACTTATACCAAAGTAATCCGCAATCTGTTCGACGTTTAAAACAGCAGCAAGGGTTTCCAACTCGCTTCTCTGTTCATCCGTTAACACTATTAAGGGTCTTCCACCTTTGTTTTTCTCTGTCATATTACAACCTATTGAAAACCCTTCTTAAAAGATAAGACCGGGCAAGTGATATAGCAGTGAAGGCAAGCGATATAGACAACGCATCTGTTGTTGTTACGCTATACCCGTGCAGTGGCAGTATGACGTAGGTTGCTGCCGTTGCGATTATATAACCGATAAGCACGTTTGTTGTCGCTTCTACCAGTGACATACTCTTGGATTGTTTTTGCGGCACTGACGGGGCTTCCTTGAGGCTCTGCATCATTACAGTTTACCTCACCCACCAGTGCCGCGAGACTCTTGCATTTCTGCAAAGGTCTGTTCGCTTTGTTCATGTACCGCCGACTTGCCTGTGAACTCTTGCCACCGCTTTACGATCACATCGCAATATTTAGGGTCTAATTCCATCATTCGGCATATTCTGTTCTTTTTCTCACAAGCAATTAAAGTTGATCCAGAGCCTCCAAATAAATCGAGAACTATCCCATTCATTTGGCTTCCGTCTTCAATAGCTTTTTCACATAATTCAACTGGCTTCATAGTAGGATGCAAATCGTTCTTTGCGGTTCTTTTTATTCTCCAAATATCCATGCCATTTTTACCGCCGTAAAACTTGTGATTATTTACCCAACCGTAAAACATTGGCTCGTACATACTCATGTAATCACTGTTGCTTAAAGTGTGATTGCCTTTATCCCATATTATTAAAGACCTGCACTTTAAACCGACACGATTAAAACTGGCATAATATTGATCAATTCCTAAACGATAAAATGTAATGTAAAACGCACCATCAACTTTCAATTTAATTATAGAATTGATTTCATCTAAAAAATTGTCACCCTCTTCTTTAGACATTTTGTCGTTTTTAATTTTTCCGTGGCTGGCATTGAAAGATTTAGAACCGTCTGCATGAATACCACCAGAGAAATCCATTAAGTAGGGTGGATCAGTGAAAACCATGTTTGCAGTTTCTGGCATAACTTTTTCGACAGTATCTATTGCTGTGCTATCGCCACAAATCAATCTGTGTTTCCCCATAACCCAAACATCGCCCTCAACCGTAACAGGAACCTCCGGTGCTTCTGGCACGGCGTCCTCGTCTGTCAAACCTTCAGTTTCAGGCTCCTTCAGGATGTTGGCAAGTTCATCGGAGTCAAAACCGATTAAATCTAAGTTAAAATCTAAATCTTTAAGCTCGCCAAACTCAATGGACAGCATATCGTTGTCCCACCCGGCGTTTAGAGCCAGCTTGTTGTCGGCAATGACATACGCTTTCTTCTGTGCGTCCGACCACCCAACAGCGGTAATACAGGGAACCTCTTTTAAACCGAGCTTTTGCGCAGCGAGAAGTCTGCCATGACCCGCTATTATTTCGCCATCGATGTCGATCAATATCGGATTGGTAAATCCCCACTCATTAATGCTGGCGGCTATTTGCGCCACTTGTTCATCGCTGTGGGTTCGACTGTTTCGGGCATAAGGGATGATGCTGCTTATGCTTCTGCGTTCTACTTTGTCCGCTGGCCAGTTTTGTTCGTTCATTTGTTACGTCCTTCTCAGGGTGCTTAGAAATTTAAAAACTGACAGAAAAGCAAGGAATTGGGAAACTTGCTTCTCTGCCAGAAAGGGGAGTTAGTTCTGGGAGAAAACTAACCGAGCAGACTGTCTGTGAGAACAGTATCTGCATTTAATCATAAACCTCTGCTTTTTGCAATGATGCTGTTCTTTTGTACTTAGCCAAGTCGCTTTCACTAATCATTCCGGTTGCCAACAACGACTGCGCCTTCTTACCGCTTAACCATGTTTCACACACTGGATGACCGCCTTGGATGCGCTTTGCGTTTATTGTTACTGGGTTCAATAGCCATTCAGCCTCAACGCTATGATCTGCAAAAACTGGCTTGGCTTTTCGTATTTGCTGCGCCGCTTTGGAAAGCTCTTTGGCTGTAGGCCATGTGCGGGTTTCTAAGTTACCCAGCACAGCATCTTCGAAATCATTAAACCAATCTGTCAAACCTTGGCTCGGTGCTACCTTGTTTATGCACTTTGCAAGGAATGTGGCTTCATCCTTTATGGCTTGCGCTTGCCCAGTCAGCGCCCTTGGTGGGTTCAATCGGCTTAGAAGTTTAAGTGTTAATTCTTGTATCTGTTCATCACGCATTTGGTTTCACCATTTCTGCAAAAATCTTATGCACTAAGTTTTGTTGATCTTGTTCGCTGTCTGCTTGAGCGAATACTTCATCATCCCATCGTTCTTGATTTAACCATGTAGCGGGATGCGGGATAAACTTTTTGTCTTTGCCCTCTACACTGGCCGCATACAAAGCAGCCTTTGAAATAATAACATCAGGGTTGGTCTTTGCAACTGCAACTTCCCAAGCCTTTCTCGCTAAACCCTTCGCCGTCTTTCTTGGAAAACATTTATAAAAATCGTCAAACTTTTCGACCAATATATTATCTTCTATTCCAAGGTTCTTTCTTCCAAGGTTATTCATGCGCAGATTTTGCGTATCCCCATGCGCAGTTTTTGCGCCACCCATACGCAGATTTTGCGCATCGGTCTGGAACTCCTGGGAACTCTTGAGAAACAACTGGTAACTATTAGAAGTCTTACCACCTTCAGCACGAAACCTTTGTGTCACCTGTATAAGACCAAGCCCTGCCAGATCGGCTATATGCTTCTCCACAGATCGCCGGGACATTCTGCAAACCTTAGCCAGCCTGTTGATGCTCGGAAAGCACAAGCCAGTTTCACCGTTGTGGTGGTTGGCAATCCAATACAGAACAATCTTTGGGGCAGGAGCTAAGTCCTGTTCCATAGCAAGTGCTGTCATTTGGTGAGACATTAGACTTCCCTTTCAAAGTATTCCGAAACCCTTTTGACAGTATCATACTGCATATTTTCAGCCCCGGTCAGAAATTTATATATCGTCGGGCGCGTTAAACCTGTCTCCCTAGCAATCTTGCTCATGTTTACGTCAGTTAACTTTTCACGAATTTCGTCTGGCGTTAGCATTTAAGTCTCCATCAATTATTTGCAATTTATGCTTTACACCCGCAAATATCTATTGTAAACCCCAAGATGCAGACAATGGGAGAAATAACAATGACCGTAAACGATAAAGAGTTGTTAATTAGCAAGATGTACACATTGCTAACCGAACACTGGATGGACGTTTCCAAAAAATTTGAACAGAAAGAAATCAGCTTTGACGAATACAACAAGCTAAACTTTCCAGTGGGTGCAATCGAAAAAATCAGCAAAACAATAAGAGACTTTGAGGGAGACCAATAATGACCGAGACCAAAAAATTCCACGATGCTATGGAGCTTGTTAGTGAGTTAAATAAATCTCACGGCGTTATGCAAAAGGGCGGCAAGTCATACACAGAGGTTTCCACGCGCATGGAAGCCTTCCGCATTACGTTTGGCGGCAATTACGGGATCGAAACAGAGCTTGTATATAACGACCAGCAAACAGTTGTTGTTCGAGCCATCATTAAAGACAAAGATGGTTTTATTGTTGGATCGGGCCTTGCGGAAGAAATACGCGGATCATCCTACATAACCAAAACATCAGCCCTAGAAGTTTGCGAGACATCTGCGATTGGACGCGCTTTAGCTTCGCTGGGACTGCATGGCGGCACATATGCGTCTGCTAATGAAATGGTGGGTGTTGAACGCAAGAACGAAACAATAGCACCAAAGCACACGCCAATGAGCATAGCGCCAGAAGACCGGGTGCAAGCTGTTGTTGATTTCTACAGTAACGGTTGCAGCGCGGCTGCTTTTGAAAAGTTTGAAGCAAAATACGTCAAAACAATAAACCAAGTCGGTCTTTCAGAGGAAGACTTTAACCGCATGGTTGAAGCACATGATGATCGCAAAAAGGAGCTAAAATTATGAAAGTCATTACAATCGCAGGGACTGCAACCAAAGATGGTGAAGTTAAAGAGGGGGGAATGGACAAAGCTGGGCTCGGTTCGTTCTCGTTAGCTGTAGACGATGGTTATGGTGCAAACAAATCAACCATGTATTTCGACTGCACGTTTTGGGGCAAGCGCGGCATAGCCGTTGTTCCGTATGTGCGAAAAGGCTCCAAGGTTACTGTGAGCGGAGAGCTAACACGGCGCGAATATAACGGCAAAACATATCTGGGCGTAACGGTTAACGATTTGACGCTTCAAAGTTCTAAGAGCGCCTCTAGTGACCCTGTTAACCATGTGAACCCTGTTAACTCACCCAATGACACATCTTCCGACATGGACGATGAAATCCCATTCTAATGAAAGTGCCTAGAATTCAAATTGAGTTGAGGGATGGGCAGTTACTGCCTGTTTCTCAACATGACGCCGAGCGTTTAGGTGAGTGCAAATCAGGACAGATTTTCAACCTGTCAGTGACCGGGACAAGATCAAACCCGCACCACAACCTGTATTGGTCAACTTTGAAAACCGCGTGTGAAAGCACTGGTATGTGGCCGACAGCCCAGCACTTACACCATGAACTGAAATTGGTTTGCGGCTATTACAAGACCACCATATCGCCGCTTACTTCCAGCATCGTGCGCCATGTGGACAGCACAGAGTTTAGTGCAATGACACAGGCAGAATTTATGACATATTTTGAACTTGCTATGAGCAAATTAGCGGAGGCAATTGGCTATGACCCAATTAAAAAATGAACAAGTGTTGAGATACTCAGATGAACAGTTAATGATCCGAGCAATGCCGTGTCCGATTTGTTATGCTAAACCAAGAAAGTTTTGCAAAAGAGAACCAAACAAAAATGGAATAATTAAAAGCCACAAAGAAAGGCAGTTCTTGTTTAATGAGTTTATCAAAAGCTCACAGGAAATTGGTGGTGTTTCACTATATAACAGGGAAATGCACTTAACCACTAAATGGGCGAAGGAAGAATTTGACGAATATAATAACAATTAACATATTGCGGTAGTGTGATGCGAGTCCAATTAGAAGACATAGGGTCTTTACTTATATTTGTTGGCAGCTGGTGCCAACTGAGGATTAAATGGAATTAGTGTGGTCTAACCCAAAGCCTAGCAAGGCCAAGAAAGACCCGAAGTTTTTGCAGATGCTTCGGGAAAAGGATTGCTGTATTTGCACGGCGTTTAACTTGCCGCAAATGTCACCGACTCAAGCGCACCACGTTATTCACGATAGGTTTAGTAGATCGAAAACCGCTGATCGAATGGCGATCCCACTATGTGAGGGACACCATCAGGGGTTATGGGACAACAGTAAAATTGCCATCCACCAAAGCCCAAAAGAATGGCGCGATCTTTATGGGCCAGATTACTCCTATTCCCAGGAGATAGATATATAAAGCACCGGGCCTCTGTCGGGGTGACAGAACACCTTTTTAGCTTTTACGCTGTGAACTTGCTTATCATCCAATATAACGCCCTGCGGCCCCGATATGCCGTCTAACGCGGCCTTTAATATGTTGTCTAAGTCTGGCTTTGTCGTGTGCCGAAATGCGTCAAACTCAGCGGCGATCTTTTTAGTATTCGACCAGCTTTTCGGAATGTCCATAAAAGCAACCATATCTATATGAACGGGCCTGTTGGTTGCTTCTAGCCGTTCTCGCTGCATAGCGGCCCACACAGCGGCCTTTATGCGCTTTTCATACTCTCTAGTCTTCTGAGGCGTGTAAACGTGACCAAATCGGCTCATGCGCGGTCTGGCCTTGCCTTGGGGTTGCCCCTCTACCTCAATTTCAACACGATACATAGCGCATTGATAGTTTTTTTAAAAAAAGTTGTAAATCCCCCTTGCAATAGTGTAAAATATAATATACATATAATGTATAGAAACAATCAACGCTCGGGAGGGCATCGACATGACAAACTCAAACTTCACATACAACGACGGTGGCCGCGCCGCTTCTGGTCGCAAAGGCTCCGCCGGAGACTGCGTTTGCCGCGCAGTCGCGATTGCCGCTGAGCTGCCATACGACGAAGTGTATGCGCGACTTGCAAACGGCAACGCCACGCAGCGCCAATCAAAACACACCAAAAAGGGAGAAAGATCAGCCAGAAACGGCATCGACACAACTCGCAAGTGGTTCAAGGATTACATGGTGGAGCTTGGCTTCAAGTGGACACCCACAATGAGCATTGGATCAGGATGCAAAGTGCATTTACGATCAGATGAACTTCCATCAGGGCGGCTAGTCTGTAATGTTTCTAGACACCAAGTCGCGGTGGTTGATGGTGTGGTGCATGATAACCATGACTGCACACGCAGCGGGACACGATGTGTCTATGGCTACTGGGCCAAGGCTTAACACAACACGGGGAACTTCGGTTCCCCACCAAACTTGAAAAAAATCCAGTTGTAAGGAGAATAAAATGGAAACCCAGACAAAACAAATTCTGCAATACATGAGAACGCAGCCAATAACCGCAATCGACGCCCTGCAATATATCGGATCGTTTAGACTCGCGGCGCGCAT